GCACCGATTGCACCGATTCCGCCACCGAATCCGCTGACCACAGGCATGTGATCTTTAATCCAATCGCCGAGCGCGTCAATGGTTTTGTCCACGCCCGCTTTTCCGGCATCGAAGAATGGTTTCGCCCCGTCGCCGCCCCATGAATCGAGAAGTTTGTGTACCGGGATTTTGACGACAGTCTCTACGGCTCCGATAGGGTCGGAGAATATTGAGGACACAGCATCAGCGGCGCCGGTGATCCAATTAAGGGCGGCGGACGCACCTTTTGATACCGTTTCTTTGACAGGATCCCAAATACCACCGGGGGCGAATGCGGCATAGCCGGCGTCGCCGCCAGGAATACGGTCCCCGTGCGCGGCGGCGCGGTTCATTGCATTCACCATTGCAGGCCCACCGACCGCTTTCACCCATTCGGGTCGCATGATTGCTTCTCCACCGGAGAGCGCGAGCCGGCCGCCACCGTCGGGTGATACGAAATGGTAAATGTCGCGGCCGGGAGAGTATCCGGGCAGAACGCCACCTGACGCATACCCGCCAATCGTGGGTGCCTCGGGAAGACGAAGATCGAGAGAGAGTTTCTCCATCATTCCGTTTACGAGTTTTCGCAACCCGTTATTGTAGACGGTGCCAATAACGAAATTAACAGGCTTGGCAGCGGCTTCTTTGATTTTGTCCCACGCCGTCCTAACACCATCTTTCATCGTGTTAGCGGCGGCCACGACCCTATCCCAGGCGCTTGTAATTGCGGGAACAAGCGTGTTAGCAATCCAATCTTTAACGATTTGGATTTCGCCCTTCAGAATGTTCCACGCGGAGACGACCATGTTTTTCAGCCAGCTGGTCCACGAAACAACGGTGTTCCAGGCTGCGCTGATCGTGGTGGCTGCGCCTTGAATTACAGCGACTCCCATAGTGACCGCAGCGATGATGGACGCGAATACGAACGCGATGATTCCGCCCAAAATTTTCGCGCCCGTAGAGATTATTTCCCAGGCCACACTAATAACGGGTGCAGCGTAGGTTTGAATCCAATTCACCACAGGCTGCATTACGGCCCAAATACCATTCCATGTCGCCGATAGGGAGCCCCACATAATAGACGCTGTGTCTTTAATGGCGTTGAATGCGCCGACCACCCACGGCCATGCAATATTGTAGATCCAGTCAACGACGGGCTGAATGGTGGCCCAAATGCCGTTCCACGCCGCTGATATGGTGCCCCAAAGGGATGATGCGGTGTCTTTGATCGTGTTGAACGTGTCAACGACCCAGGGCCACGCCGTGTAGTAAATCCACTCGACCACGGGCTGCATAGCCGCCTGAATGGAGGTCCACGCGGCCTGAACCGTGCCCCAAAGATTAGACGCCGCATCCTTGATTGTGTTGAACGTGTCCACAACCCAAGGCCAGGCGGTGTAGTAAATCCACTCAACTACTGGCTGCATAGCTGCCTGAATTGAAGTCCACGCAGCCTGAATATCAGCCCACATATTAGAGGCCGTATCCTTAATCGCATTAAACGCGCCTACAACCCAAGGCCAGACCGTATTGTAAATCCAATCTGCAACGGGCTGAATTGCGGTTTGAATGGCGGTCCATGCGATTTGAATATCGGCCCACATCATACTGGCGGTGTCTTTAATGGCGTTGAACGCGCCGACCACCATGGGCCAAATGTCGTTGTAGATTTGTGTGGCGACGGGCATGATTGCCGCCCAAATGGCGTCCCACGCCCACTGAATCGTGGACCATAGCGCGCTCACGCCCCAGCTGATAGCATCCCACGCTGTAGTGAGATATAGGGCGGCAACGTTGACAATCCAATCGACGACGGGGCGGATTATGTCGCTGATCCCCTGCCATGCTGCGACCATCCCGTTCCAGACGATCATTGCCCCCGCAGAAATGCCATCCCAGGCGGCCTGCAACGCGGGCCACGCGGTATTTACAATCCAATCAACGACGGCCTGAATGACGGGCTGTATTCCCTGCCAGACGCTGACGATGCCGTTCCATACCCATTGTGCGCCAGCGACGATTCCGTCCCATGCCGCCTGAAGTGCGGGCCATGCGGTGCCGACGATCCAATCAATGACCGCTTGAATGACGGGTTGTATTCCTTGCCAGACGGATACCATGACGCCCCACATCCACTGGGCGCCTGCCACGATTCCGTCCCAGGCGACTTGCATGAGAGGCCACACGTTAGCGGCGAACCAATCGGCCACGGCTCCGGCGGCCGTTTTGATTGCTTCCCAGCAGGAAATGACAACATTCCGGAATGTTTCGGAGTTCTGCCATGCCACCACAATGGCTGCAACCAATGCTGCGATAGCAATCACAACAAGGCCGATTGGGTTGGCGTCCATTGCAGCGTTGAATGCCCACTGCGCCGCAGTCGAAGCGATTGTTGCCGTCTTGTGGAGAACCATCATTGCCGTGGCCCTACCCCAAGCAACCGCCTGCATCGTGATCTGTGTCGTTGCGCGCGCGATATTCGACAGGAATTCGCCGGCGTACATGAGGTTGAGCTGCGCGGTCTCGACCACGTCTTTGACTTTCGCCACTGTCATTGCGTTAATGGCCGTGGTGACACGCCCGGCTACCCCGGCTACGCCTTCCATGTCGTTCAACCATTGCTGCATTGAGGACATGACCATGACGGCTTTCCATGCCGTAAATGCAGCCGCAATACTGTAAACCGCCACTTTACTGTTGAGAATAGCGACGGTGAGATTCTCCATGAATTGGACGAGACTGCTGTTCGCGATGGTGCTGAGAGCGGTAGCAATGCCGGGGACGAGTGTTCCGACAATGAATTTGCCGAGCTCGACGAAGCTGTTGCGCACGTTGGTGATGTATGAGATGATTCCGGAGTCTTTGTCGAATCCGAAAATCGTCCCCGTGAAATCACCGGACAGAAGCAAATCTTTAAGATTCTTCAACGACGGGACGAGTGTTTTGTTGATCCATTCCCCTGCGGCGGCGGCAGCGTCACGCATGCGGAAAAGGAAATCAACGAAACTTGAATCTTCCTCGAACGAGAAGATCGGGCCGGTGAAATCACCCTTGCGGATAACGTTGAAAGCATTCGTAATGCTAGGAATGAAAGAGTTGCTGACCCAGTTGAATACTTTCTCGAATCCCTTGCTCATGGCGTCAAGGGATGCGGTGATCCATGGGAGTGCTTTTTCAGCGATTTCCTGCGCCCCGGTCACAAGGGTCGCTTTGAAATTCCCCCAAGCACCTTCCAAGGTTTTGGTGGATGTAGCGGCCTCAATGGCCACGTCCTCCATACCGAGGTCGAGGATTGCTTGGTTGAATTCCTCGGCAGTGATCTCACCTTTCTCCATGGCTTCCCGGAAGTTACCGGTGTAGGCGCCATTCTTTTTCATGGCTTCCTGCAATTTACCGGATGCGCCGGGAATTGCGTCGGAAAGTTGGTTCCAGTTCTCGGTGGTGAGTTTTCCGGCGCCCGCGGTCTGCGTCATGACGAGGCCGACCGTTTTGAATGTTTGCGCGTTTCCGCCCGCGACGGCGTTCAGGTTACCGGCGGCTTCGGCGAGCTTATCGTAGCCTTTGACGCCGTTGGATGCGAGCTGCGCGGTGATTGATTGAATATCGTCGAGCTCGTAAATTGTGCGGTCTGCGTAGGAGCGTGTGCTTTTTGTGAGCGCGTTGATTTCGTCTGCACTTTTACCGGCGAATGCGAGCGTTTGTTTGAATTTGATTGTGGCGTCGGCCGCGTTGAATGCTTCTTTTGCGACGCCGCCGAACGCGACTGCAATGCCGCCGATTGCGAGTCCTCCGAGTGCGGCGCCGGCGACTTTTGCTACCGATTTGAATGCACCACCCAGACCGGATGTGATCTTTCTTTCGGCCGGCCCGGTGTCGACGTTACCGATTTCGCTATTGATGCTTCGGGCGAGGCCTCGCACGGACGGGGTGATCTGAATCCATGCGGTCCCGAGATCATATCCGGCCATTGATACCTCTCCGAAATCATGTGTAGCGAAAATGGTTCACGCCAATCAAACCGTTTTTCGTGTTTGTCTTGGCGTGAACCATTTTACACTATCTTATAGAAACGCGGTTCAGCTACCGTATCTGGCGAGCCATTTCTCACCCTTGGCCTTCTGTGCTTTAGCGTGCTTGCTTGACACTCTGGGGTTACCGGTTTCCCGGTATCCTTCGGCCGGAGGTTTCGGCACTTCAGGCCATTTATCTTTCTTGACCCCATTGACGGCGAGTAGCGTGGTCTGAATATTGTGTGCTGACATTATTGTGGCAGCTACTTCATCGGACCAGTACCTGTCTCCGCCTCGCGCCCTATCGAATGTTGACCCTGGCGGGAGACCGCCGATGAGTGCCATTACCCGCCTGGGTGTTATTCTGCCTCGATATAGATCGAGAAGATCTGTGTTGTAGTATCGTTGCAGGTCGGCTTCTATCTCCCACCCATACTCACGGAGTAGTGGTGGGAGAATCGTCAGTTTCCCGCGCCCACCTCGGACACGATTGACTGCATGAAATCGGTCACCGAATCGATCGGGACGCGGCCGTTCTCGTCCTCCAGAGCAGAGTAGACCTCATCCTTGTGATCGCCCACGATAAGACGGAAAAGCGGGAACGGATTACCGGCATCGAGGGCCTCGAATGCGCGGAAGTCCTCCAGAGCCTCCGGAGGAATATCGAACTCGATTCCCTCGTAGTCCACGTGAATCGGGTCGCGCGTGGCTTCCGCCTTGGCGAGCCTGTCAGACGGAACTTTAGCGCCGGCCGACTTTGCCTTGCTCTTCGTATCCTTGTCAGACATAATGGGTTGTCCTCAACATTGTTTTATAAAATGATGGGTTGTGTCTGCTATTGGATCTTCCCCGCTATTCCGCGACAACCCATCCGAAACACGAAATAGCGGGGAAGAATTAATGTCAGGCCGGGAAGAGCGCCTTGTGGTCGGAGTAGATAATGTAGTCGCCCAGCACGGAGAGGTTGTACTCGTAGCCGGTGATCTCAGCCTGCTGGAAAGTGATCTCGCCACGCTCACCAAGCTCCAGACGCGGGAAAACGATACGAATCTGCGCACCCACGCCAGACACATCGAAAAAGTCGGCGACACCGCAGAGAAGCTTGACCTTACGGGAAGACTTCGCGGTGATCTTCACGCCCTTGGTGGCGCCACCGTCCTCAATCTTCTCACTGGTGGCGTCAAGATACCATGAGAGCGGGGCGAGCTTGGTCTCCAGAAGAGTGGCACTGAAAGTGGTCTCCGAGGAGTCGAGGAATGTCTTGACGACGCCGTGACCCTGATGGCCCTTGATCTTGGTGACAGAGTCGTCAGACGTGAGTTTAAACCCATCCTCGCTAATCCACCCAACGTTGGTGAGACCGGTCACGCCAGAGAGGTCCTGAGTGAGCGACGTAATCTTATTGCCGAAATCGACCTCATAGTCGCCCAGCCAGAGCGCGTCATTGTCGGACGAGAAAATGAGTGCATTGTCAGCGTTAACAGCCATTATATTGTTTCACCTATGTGCTGTGATTGTTAATGTTGCAGTCGCCCTCGCCTGAGACGTGTCCGGATCGGGCATTTCTATCGGATAGGATGATTGTACCATCACTATACCATCCTGATAGTTGGGCATTGTGTGTGCCACATTTACGGCCTCGCACGCGATTTTCATCGCCTCACCCGACGACTGCGCATAAGCATCAATCGTCTCCAGTGCGGTACAGAGCGCCTTCTGCGTGACTCCAGTACCACCTGTTGAGAGGACTCGAATAAACACAGAAGGGCGATCGGGGGATTCGGGGCGACGGGCCACAATCGGCACACTCATGTGCGTGGACAGGAAGTCCATGAGCCGTTTCTTTATGTCCGGCACCGTGGGGGCGCGATCATATGTTGGGCTCATTTCCTACCTCTGCCCATTGTGAGGCCGATCGCACGCTCCAGTGTGTGCTCTCTCATCTGTCTGCGCATTGCGGCAATGGTGCGTGCTCTGACGTATCCGCGGGTTCGATTTCCGTGCGTCGTTTCGCCCTCGAACCCCTGCCCGGCAGCGTTGGCTACGCGCCCTGTCTCTAATGCTACGGTCCGGGCTACGTCGGGGCCGCGCAGAAGATCGGCTACACCGTCCCTGTTGAGCTGGAATTTTACTTTCGGCATTATTCGCTCACCTTGTCTTCGTTGGCGCGAATTTGCACAACCATTCCCTTGGGGTAGGGTGAAGGGCGGCCTTCGACACGGTATTCTATGCCGTCTACAATAAGATGATCTTCAGCTGTCACATCTACCGTAGTATTCCGCCAATAAAGGGCGGCGGGCACGGTGACTGGCATTGCGCCAGCACTGATCGGCTCAGTGGACGTAGCCGGCGCAAACACCGCGGGCGGTAGGGCAACATTTTCCCACTGGCCGGGTACAGGGTTGCCGTACTGGTCTTTTGATGCGGGGCCTCGCCTACGCCGTGTGACAGGCACATACCCTGAAAGCATTATGGCTCCTGCCCGCTGATCGCGTTAATGTCGTCGATTAGCTGATCGGTGGCAGACCGCACATCATAATCCTGCAGGAGGTCTACCTCGAACGCGCCGCCCGAGCCTCCAAGGGCGTCTTTTTCCTCGCGTTTCAGATAGAGGCCGCCTTCAGGATTCTGATATGTGAATTGGTCGCTGAACGGGCCTGTTGTGTGTGATTCTGATGCGATAATCCCGTGCGGCTCGGAGTAGATTCCGCCACCGCTGTCTGTGACGCCGCCGATAGCATCTCCGCCTTGCATTGCGCGGCGCACCACGGCGCACGCTACACGTTTTCGTGT